AGAACCTTTGATTGATAAGTGGTCTGACCGACTACAACCAATCTGTGAAGGTCTACGCAAAGTCCTAGACAAGGTGCATCCAAAAATTGATTATATAAAGATTGATTATTGGGATACTTGGTCAATGGATAACACCTTATCACCAATCATTCTACCAATGTTGAAGCAGCTTCGGGAAACCAAACACGGTTCACCGTTTGTCGACCTTGAGGATGTTCCAGAGCACCTGCGTACAACAGGCACACAAGAGTATGAAAATCAATTCGTTTTTGATTTCTATAAAGAAGATAAAACATATGACGATGATTATCCCGATATTCATGCTCGCTGGGAATGGGTTCTTGATGAAATGATTTGGGCATTTGAGCAGAAAGCTGATGATGATGCCGAAGGTCAATTTTTCGACCACTCTGAATGTGGTGACGATAAATTTCCTTGGGATAATGATAGTAACTATCAAAGTAAACTCAAGGTAGATTGGGTTGGTCTAAAGTCTTGGCAAAAACGCAAAGAAAATGGTTTTCGCCTGTTTGGTAAGTATTACGAAGCACTTTGGGACTAAATAGAATACCAGATGTAATTCTGGATACACAAACACACAGGAGAATTAAATGAGTATGACACCCTATGAGCTAAGGCTCGAACTCTTGAAAATGGCAAAAGACATGCTGACCGATGATTACTATGGTCGGCGTGAAATCATTTCAAACGAATGGTCAACCAAGGTAGAAGAATCCAAGATTAACGGAACCCCTTCACCTGCACATCCCGGTTTTCCATTATTCCCATCAGAAGAAGAAATCATCAAAAAAGCGGAAGCTCTAAATGGTTTTGTTTCTCAAACACCTCAACCAGCGGAAGTAAAACCTAAGAAGTCCTGATGGGTCTAGGGAGCATTTTTGCTTCCTTTTCAACAAGGAGAAAAATATGCTTTGCATATCCAAAGCTGTCACCGTAGCAATCATAGCACTTTCATGTTTTTCGTCAAGCTACGCAATACCCCACAAAATTGATTATCACGATTTAAAAATACCAATACAGAAACAAGTTGATTGTTTAACTGAAAATATTTACTTTGAAGCTGGTTATGAATCTTATGTTGGTAAACTAGCTGTTGCCTTTGTAACTTTAAATCGGCTTGCTTCTGGTAATTATGGATCGGATGTATGTGGAGTTGTAAAACAGAGAACAAGAAACAGCAAAGGACTTATTATTTGCCAGTTTTCTTGGACATGTCAACCAAATATTGCCAAAAAAAGGTTGACAATCAAACATGAACCGTTGTATAATGATATTCGTGACTTAGCAATATTTGTTCTTGTTAATTACCACATAGTGGAAGACCCTACAAAGGGTGCAACATACTTTCATGCGGTCTATGTAAATCCTATGTGGGGATTACCAAGAACAATTAAAATTGGCAATCATATTTTTTATAAAAGTTATGCAGACACACGAAATATCAATATATCTAATATAATGGTAAATTGTTTATATGCAAACGAACATGCTGTTCTCTGTGAAGCATTAATTGCTCCACGATTTGAAAATTAACCAGGAGTATTATATTATGGCTGTAGTTCAATTATCAGTAAATCAAATTTCATCCGAGTCAGATCGTAAAAAATTACTAGATGTTCTTAAAGAATGTTCTGGTGCAATGACTCGGATGGAAGGCGAGAAAGATTACATTAAAGAATCTGTATCTGCTATTGCAAAAGATTTACAACTACCTAAACGACTAGTTAGTAAAATGGTTAAGGTTTATCATAAACAGAATTTTGATGAAGAAGTGGCTACACATGAACAATTTGAAAGTTTATATGAAACCATCGTTAAGTGATTTTTTAACCATAGTTGGAGTTATTGCAATTATGATATTATCAGCTTATGTTGCATTGAATATTGTCTCACATGGTAAATATTACAATTGCGATATATCTGAAATATCTCCAGACTATCCGATTAAAGTAAAAGAAGAATGTCGTAATTTAAGGAAAAACAATACTTATGCCAACGAAAGATGAGATGGCCAAGTTCGCAAAGGAGATTGATAATTTAGTCTCTAAAACAGATTACAATTACATTGAAGCTATTGTTGAATATTGCAGGCAAACTGGATTGGAAATTGAAGTAGCATCAACATTGATTAATGCTAATCTCAAAGGTAAAATTGAGTGTAATGCAATTGAATTTAATTTACTGAAGAATAAAAGTCCAAGATTGCCAATATGATGACTGGCTATGAAGCGTTTTCTGTTTACTCTGCAATGAAGTTACATTTTACCCAAAAATCTTATGACTACCTAAAGTATAATGGGAAAAGTAATATTAGCGTTATTGCATTTGAAAATCGTAAGGATAAATTCCACTTCTATAAATTGTCCAGGAAACATCCAATCAAGGATGATTATATCAATTTTCTTGTGGCTAATCTATTTGAGGACAGTAAGGTTTGGGCAGGTACTCTACTAAGTGAAGAATGTGATGTGATTTATAGGCAGAGACAGAAGGTTATACAATCTATGTCTTATACCTTTGAGAATGAATGTAGAGACCTGTTTAGTGATTATAAGAATCCAAACGATGTTTTGGTGACAACTGGAGACTATCCAATACTCTTAACTAAAGCTTTGCGTAAAGAGATATCTCCTGAAACACTAATCGTCCTAAACAAGATTCTGAATTTCTTGCCGATGTGGAATAGAAAAATTGCGGATACTATCCGATGGCCTGACTATGAAATGAAGTTAACAAAGTATGCCTCATTTCTTATGTTTGATGATGTAAAATACAAATTGATTTTAAAAAAGGTTATATAATGAAAATTTATTTGGACATGGATGGTGTAATTGCCAACTTTGAAAAACGATATATTGAATTATATCAAGAAGCTCCTGGAGCTAGCCGAGACAGAAAAGACTTTAGTAAAAACTGGACAAACTTTGTTGAGACCCGGCAATTTGAAACATTAGAATGGTGGCCTGGTGGTCAAGAACTTATTAGGACATTACAAAATAAAGTTGAAAATTCAAAAATTGAAATTCTTTCTTCATCAGGTGGACAAAAATACCATGATGAGGTTGTAGAACAAAAAATTAAATGGTTGCTTGATCGCAATATAGCATTTAAACCAAATATTGTGGCAGGCCGGTCAAAAAAGGCGGAGTATGCAACACCAGATAGCATTCTTATTGATGATACCGAAGATGTTATTAAATCATTCCGTGCAGCAGGTGGTATCGGTATTCATCACAAGGCACTAGGCAATACTATTAAACTATTAGATATTTACTTGACACACACATAAATACATGATATACTATGAATCATGTGGACAAAAAATACACATTAATATAAATTTAAATACGAGGTAATATATGAGTTCATTTGCAAATCTCAAACGAGACAACAATGCTTTGGCAAAACTTACTAAAGCAATTGAAGTTTCTCAATCCGGTTCATCAGAAGCCGGTTCAAAAGACGATACCCGCTTTTGGCAACCATCAGTAGATAAATCAGGTAACGGCATGGCTGTTATTCGTTTTCTACCTGCACCAGCTGTTGATGGTGATGATGCTCTTCCATGGGTTCGTACATTCAATCACGGATTTCAAGGACCTGGCGGTTGGTTTATTGACAACTGCTTGACAACTATCAACGATAAATGTCCTGTCTGTGAACACAATAGTACATTGTGGAATTCTGGTATTGAAGCTAATAAAGAAATTGCTCGCAAACAAAAGCGTAAGCTAACCTATATCGCCAACATTTTGGTTCTATCTGACCCAAGTAATCCCTCAAACGAAGGTGAAATCAAACTGTATAAGTTTGGTAAGAAAATCTTTGATAAGATTACGGAAGCAATGAACCCTGAATTTGCTGATGAAACACCGGTTAATCCTTTTGATATGTGGCAAGGCGCTAACTTCAAATTGAAGATTCGTAATGTTGAAGGTTATCGTAATTATGATAAATCAGAGTTTGCTGATAAATCGGCATTGTTTGATGGTGAAGATTCTAAACTTGAAGCTCTCTGGAAGAAAGAATTCTCTCTAAAAGAATTCACCGAGAAGTCACAGTTTAAATCATACGATATTCTGAAGAATCGTTTGGATAAAGTTCTAGGTTTTGAAGGTGTTGCTATGCCTAAGACTAAAGCGGAAACTGCGGTACTTGATACATTTAAAGAAGAAGATTTGGCAGTAATTGAGGAACGATTTGAAGCTACTGTTGATGAAGAATTAAATTACTTCAAAGATTTAGCTGACAATAAATAAACTTTTCATCACAGTAAAGTTTACCCCGCTTCGGCGGGGTTTTTTGTTATTAAACATATTGTCTATTTAATAAAAATGGCAACAAATCAACAGAGGCAGATTTAGATCCAGCTGATGCAGTTTTATCAGCTTGAGCAGCTGGTGCAGCAACTGGCGATCCTGTATTAGTTTGAGCAGGTGCAACAACTTGTGCGGATGAATTAGGCGCTGGTCTTGAACCAGCTATGAGAGCCTCATATATTTTATTTTTATAACCCGTATTTGTTGCTCTCATATTTGTATCTACATTACTAAGCTTGTTTCCCGTTACCCATTGATTTATAGCTTGTTCTAATGGTAAACCAACATAAATTTTTGGTGCTCCATTTGTTCCAGATAACAAAGCTCTTTGTGCGTTTACTCCATCCTCTAGCGTTGGGAATCTAGCAAATTTTCCTTTAACTGTGCCTACTCCTCGGCCAGTTGTATCTAATTCTCCACCAAAAGACTTTTGCCAAGATGAGTATAACATGGCACCAGGATTGTTCAAATCATAAGTTAAAGAACCTGGTTTAAATCCTTCAGATTCTCTTTGCTTTTGCATGAATATATCTTGTTGTTCTCTTGTTAAATCATTAAAAGTGGTTTTTGAGGGATCTATAGTACCCATTTGCGATGGTGATGACACAATATTTGGTGATGTTGATGATGGTGTTACAGATGATCTTTGATTAGCTGGTTTTTCTGGTATAGCAAGAAGTCCATATTTGGCAAATGTGTAATCTTTTAATTGAATTGGATTATTATTTTCAGGATCAACTGATTGGCCATTTACCATAATTTGATAATGAAGGTGTGGGCCGGTTGAAATTCCAGTTGATCCAACACGACCAATTAATGTTCCTGCTTCAACGTCCTCACCATTTGTTATTAAATGATTTGACATGTGACCATAATAAGTTTGTAAACCATTTCCATGATCAACAATAACCCAAGTGCCAAATCCTGAGTCTT